CAAGGGTTGGTTAATTAATTAGGCAGTGTATTGGTAGAACGCGATTTCGTTTCCGAATCCGTACTGAACACCTGCGAAGAAAGAAGCTGCGAAACGTACGTTGTCAGAAAGGTCATACTGATACATATCCAAAACAGCAACGTTGTTCCATTGGTCTTTCAAGTTAGTACCGAACCAAAGGTTTGACTTTTGGTACATAGCCATTGTGTCGTCAGACATTCCAGGACACTCGATGATTTCGTACTGACCGTTCCAAGTCATTTTCACTTCCTCACCTTGATACAAGTAAGAACCAGAACCAAGACCAAGAACTGCATTGCGGTAAGCCTCAGCAACGTTTGAAGAAACTGCGATTACAGGCTTCTCAGTAGCGCGACGAACCTTGATAGGACAAGCAGCAACAAGACGCTTCATCTCGTCGATTACGTTAGTGTCGTCAATAGCAACTGGAGTAGATACGTCGATAACGTCACCATCAGCCAAGAACAAAGTTTCGAAACCTGCGTACTCGCCTGCTGTTGCGTTAACACCCTGCCAAATCAAACGCTCGTTGTTTGCAGCCATTCCTGCTAATACGTTAGCGATTAAAGCGTCAGTCAATGAAGCGTGAAGGAATCCGTCTTGTTCTGCTTTCGCTTCCCAATCTGCTAAGAAATCTTTCTTACAAAGTTGTCTGTGGATTTGGAATTTCTCCAAAGTCAAGATACGCTCTGTAAGAGTAACTGTTCCTGTTGGTGTGAAGTCACAAGTCGCGTTAGCGAAAGTAACGTTGTCAACTAATTTGCGAACAACTTGTTTGTACTCGATGTTCTCTTTGAAAGTAACTGCTGCAAGAGACTCGTTACTCAAAAATGCAGCGCGGATATATCCTGCTGCTTCTTTACCAGCATACGTGGTAGTTAGTGATGTTGTAGTAGGCATTTTTTTATTTAATTATTTTTTATTTTTTAAGATTGAATAAGAAACGCTCCTCTGCGCTCATCTTGTGATAAGGCTTTGAAGCAACTTGTTTTGCTTGCTTTACTTCCTTGATAGAAGGCGCAGCAGGCTGAGCGCTTAATTTTGTCACTTCGCTTGAAAGTTCTGCGTTTGCTTTCTTCATTTCAGAAAGTTCGCTTTCAAGTTTTGCAACTAACGAAAGAAGTCCTTCAACCTCTGCGTTTAGTGATTCCTCAGCAACAACTTCGGTAGATTGCTCTTCCTCAATTACTACTTCAACCTCTGGAGCTTCTTCTTCCATTGGTTTTAATTCAGTCACAAGACCACCCTCAACAACAACAACAATTCCTTCTGCTGTCTTGTATTCTCCGTCCGCGATTACGACCTCGTTGCCGTCTGCGTCTTTTCCGAATACACGAACACCAGCTGCCCAAGTGTCGCTGTCTGAATAGATACTTGTTCCGTCCTCTAAAATCGCTTCAACCATTTGCTTCACCTCAACAACCTCTTCGGCAGAGAGAGAAACATTGTGTTTTGCGAATAGAGCGTTTACTTTTTCTCGTAAATTCATAATTCTGTTAATTGTTTGTTTGATGTGATAATATAAAAAGGTGTACATTTGTTTCATAATTGATTTTTTTAGTTCAATTTTTTGATTTTTGGTTTAGGCGGAGGGCGTGATTTCCCTCCGTTTTTTTATCCCAAAGTGTCCAAAATCGCGTTCAATACTTTCAATTCATCTTCGCTCAATCCGTACGTCTTAAACCCCATTTTACCACCCTCATTCGTTATTTTCGTGAGAGCATTGAGAAACAGGGTAGCATCGTCGTTGTACAATTCGACCTTTAAAAACCCCCCTGCTTCGATGTTCATTTACTTGTTCGGATTGTATGCCCAATTCATAAGGCTGATTGTGCGCTTACTTCCGCAAACGTTCCCATTGCTATCTTCTAAGATGTCACCTGCGGTATTCTCGCGCATACGATTGATGAAAGCAATTGTCTTTCCTGCGTCTTCGAAATGTTTCTCCGTCCAATCCGCTTTGTTCGTTTGCAACAATTCAAGGTTTCTTTCTATAGGTGAACGATCCAACGAAGCCAACGTTGAACACTCCGTTTCGCTCCACGCTTTTAGTTCTGAATAGGTCATATTCACCGCGCTCATATAATCGTCATAGCGCGCTTCAATTTCTTCCTGCGTGGCTAACGTTAGCAACTGCTCTAATTCTTCAATTAAGGTGGGTTGTTGTTCGCTCAAATACATTTCCTTTTCTGCGATGAAGTTTCCTTCGATTGAGAATCCAAGAACCTCTTTGTTTTGAATCTGCTTCTTCACCTCTTCGTTCTCCACTTTCATACAACCGAACCAAGTACCTTCTGGAAGGTCAAACCCGAAGTTCTTTGACTTGTCGTTTTCACCTTCGATTATCCACGTTTCAACAAGGCTCACTCCGTCAACCACTTTCGCGTGTTCAACCGTTGCGTTGTTTTGGTTTGCTTGTTTCAAATAGTTGTAAGCAATTGCTCTGATTGTGTCCTTCGAATACTTAACGTAGTATTCCTCGTTGGTCTCGTCGTTGCGTCGGTATATGAGTTGGTCGGGAATCAATAACGCACCATACAACAGACCTCTAAAATCTTCTTTGAACTTCACGTTGTGTTGTTCACTTAATGCTACGAAGTCTACACCGATTGCAGGTTGTTCCACTACGCTGATAGCGTACACTCCTAATAGACCACCTTCGTCTATTCCGTATTCGATTACTTTAATTTTTTTCATTGTTTATCCTCCTAATCTTGATTGATTTTGTATTAATTGTTGAGCCTCTAAATTGCTTGATACTTGACCGCTCACGACATACGCTTGCAGCGGTGGTTGTTGTTGGTTGGGTTGGTTGCCTAAGAACGCGAAGTTGGCAGGTGAAGGTGCGTTCATTCCGCCTGCTTGTGGAACGTTACCACTTGAACTATTTGCTCCGCTTGTTCCACCACCACCATTGAATTGTTGTTTGCTTATAATAGCCACACGCGCAAGACCTTGAGCAATTGCAATTCCTGCTGCTACCGCTCCACGAATAGGTGCGTCTGGTGTCTTAATACTCATTTGTGCAGCATATGCTCCCTGTGCTGCTAAATAAGTGTCTATTGTAGCCGTTGCAATACTCACTCCTTTTTGTATTTGAAAGGCTTTTCTTTGTTGTCTTTCGCTATCTCCTGCAAACGCTTGAGCCAAGTCGCTAATAATAGACAATGAAGTTCTCATTGCGTCAATACGAAGTTGTGCTTTTTGTTCTTCTGCTTTTTTTAAATCTTCAAGTTCTTTTGCTGCTTGTATTGCGTTAGCTTCATTTCGTTTATCTCTTTCATCTTTTTCTTTTTGATTTGCTTCTATTTGTTGTTGAAGCAATAAATCATCGTACTTTTTATTAATATCAAATTCTAAAAGACGATATTTTTCTAAGATATAAATTTTATCTTCTTCATCACCTTCGTAAGTCTGGAGTTCTAAATCTCTTTTCTTTTGTAACTCATAAAGTTCGTTGGCTTGTGCGCTTTGATTTGCTTTGATGTAGTCTTCACGAACTTTAAGTTTTGCGTCTGCTAGTTCTTTTTCAAGTTTTAATTCTTTTGCAGCACGAATAGCGTTTTGTTCATTTACATCTATTTTGTCTTTAGGTTTAGGTGGTTCTTGAGTTGGTGGTGGTATTGCTCCACTAATATCTATTTGAGAGATAGCTTCTGAACTGCTTAATATATTTTCTTCAACTAATTTAATTTGATTGCTTATATTTTCAATATCAGATAATGTAGATGAAGAAAAAACATTAACTACTCCTTGCGCTAATTTTGCTTGTAAATTATTTGAAGTTCTTGCAGTTAATTCCAAATTGAGCAATAATCCACTTGTCACCCCTTGAGTTGATTCAGCAGCAAGTTTTGTTTTCTTCGCGTATAATTCTTGCAAGTAAGCCATCTTACCTCTTACTTCTGCTTCTTTTACTAATTTAACAGTAAGATTTTCGGTTGATTTAGCAAGTGTATCTGTATTGTTTATATTGTCAACTGTTTGAATGTTGTTTGCTTTAAATGCAACATTCAATTTATCTAAAGCCTTCTTTCTATCTTCTTCGCTTTTCGTATGGTCGCTAACAACTTTTGATAATAAACGAATGTTTTCAGTTACACCTTTCGCTTTTCCTACTTCTTCTAAAACTTGTTGAGATTCAGCTAAACGACGATTCATTTTATCGGCATTCATAGTTAAATCTTCAAAGATTGTTTTTAATTCTTTAAAGTAAATAACTGATGCTGCTATTGCTCCAGCAAGTAAAAGAATAGGATTTGAAATTAAAGCCTTTGTAAGATTTGTGAAACCTGTAACAAGACCGCCAAGTTCATCTTTAAGGGTTTTAAAGTCAATGCGACCAACCGCACCACCCATTGCAGTAAGTGCCTGCCCTGCTCCCTTTAAATCCAAGTCCATAAGACGACTACCAAACAACGAAACGTTATTCGAAAGACCTTCGAAAGCATTACCTGCGTTGGCACTAATCTCAGCCGACAAGTCGCTTATATTGTCCTTCAACTCAGCGGCACGAGCGGACGCTTTCTTGAACTCCTCGCTCGATTGATCCATCGACAGCAACTGCTGATTCAGCGCACGCAATTCCGCCTTCGCACTTGAAAAACCTTTCGCTGTGTTTTCTGCTGCGTCAGCCGTCTGATTAAGGACGGTGACACCGTTCGTCTTTACAACTAAATCAATTGTATTCGCCATTTAGAATAGTAGTTTATATAAGATAAATATCCAAAACGCAACGTTTACAGAAATTCGAGTAACTTTCCAAGCGTAGTGCTTCCACAACTTCAGTTGTCGCTTACCATTCGCGACCTTACCGAACTCAGTTTCAGTCTTGATATTTAGTTTTAAAAACTCCAAACAAGCCAACATCGCGTCAGCTTTATTTTGAAGATGTAGCCGTGAAGTTTGTTCCATTACTTATAATTGTTATTGTGTCCCTTAATGCGCTTAATCCTACCGAACCGCTACCTTCAACGGTCTCTCCTGTATAGGCTTGAATTGTCACTCCATTTGCTGCTGCGCTTTTCTGAATTATCAATTCACGACCTGCCGTTGTCGTTGCTGAAGGTAAATAAATTGTGATACTTCCGCCTGTCGTATCTGCGAAAATCATTCGGTCGTAATTCGTTACAACGTAATCCGTCGTTATCGTCTTAACAGGTTGAGACACTCCTGCGTTAAATTGAACAGGTGCGCCGAATTTAGTTGGTGCAAGTGAAGGTGCTTGTGCTGTGATGAAAGAACGCGTTCCGTTGTTTGGTGTTGAATAGCAGTTGTTCTTTGTGCTGTTCCAATTGTAGCCAAAGCGCAGACAGCAGCCTTCTGTTATCGTCGCTTCTGCACCCTCTGGTGTTTCCCAATTCAACGATTGGTCAAGGTTAGCAGATACAGGGATAAGGTCACAGTCGTTGTCTATGTCCAACACGCGAATGAGTTTCACCTTCGTCATATCCTGTTCGCCGACAACATAACCTTCAATGTCTAACACGCGCCACCAAGAATCGATTATCCAAATCTTGTCGCTAAATTGAAACGTGAATATATCGTTCAACGTTAGTGCAAACATTCCCTCTAATATGCGCGCTTGTCCGTCGTATAATTCGCGGTAGTAATTGCGCCACCAACGATTGTATAAGTTGTTGTATGGATTAGCCACGATCGTGTGCGGTGGTATTTCGGGAGCAAAGTTTAAATCGCTATCTGAGACCGTTGCGTTCATTGTCGAGTAATTATTCAAACACTTAACCGCTGTTTGCACTACGCTATCTGAAACCTCATCGTACATATTCACGAAGAAGTCTGCGAAGTAGTAAAGAATGCGCGGTTTAGGTTGTACAAAAGTTCCCTCTGCGTTAATGAAACGAGGAACAACGACGTCAGTATTTTCCACAGGTGCTGAAGGTGTAGATGCAAAAGCTAACTCAACCTTTTCTTCGCCTGTTGCGAACTCATTGATTATTTCGAAATCGTTTTCAGTTACTTGATAACGTCCGTACACACGACCATTGTCTTTGTATATAGAATTATAATAATCTCCGTCTTCAGCGTATGTGAACGTAAACTTTGCCTTTTGTAGGTCTGTTGTTGGATAGTATGTAATGTCTTTCGATAAGTCCAACTTATGCGACCAATCGAGCGTGTTTCCGCTTGCGATGTACTCAACCATTGGTTCAATGCGAAGCGTGTTTGGAAGCGTCTTATCCGCAACGAAAACAAGATTGAACATCTTTTGAATCGACGTGATGAAATCTATTTGCTTCATATCGGGAGCGTTGTACTCCATTAACACCGTGTCGTTCGTTAGTGCTGTTCCAACGCTTACAAGTTCAACACCTGTTCCTGTGTAATCATTCGCTCCGTTGCCTTAGTTGTTATTGTTCTATCTAAATTGAAGGTGTGTGAATATATATTTGTAGTGTCCGTGAAGTTAAAAAATGATTCTTCAACAAGAATATCATTTACAAAAAAGTAAATGTTACCAGCTAATTCAGTAACGTAATTACTTCCAGAAGAAGTCGCCGTTGCATTTGCCCAAACTCTTAAAGAAAATTCACCGCTAAAAGGCGCGGTATATATTCCACCGCTCCAATCATTTCCAGCATCTTCATATTCAGTTAATGGAAGATAAAAATTCTTGATATTGTTTGTTGGTGTAAATGTAAACGTTTGGTCTGTTGCATAAGCTAACGTACTCGCAAGGTCATTCAATCCCAACGAGCTATTCAAATACTGACCATTCACAAAAGGAACGTACACATTATCCAATATTGTTGAAAGATAATCGCTCGAATATTGAATACCTGCATCTGCAAGAATTTGATCGAATAAGTATTGTGCCTTCACCGCAGGTGTTAAGTGTCCAACGTAAAGCGGTAACGCGTCGCTAAACGCACCTAAAGAAACATTCCAATAAATAGGTTGTCCTTCAACGTTTGTTGCAGTCAGATTGAACTTATCGCAAAGCGTTAAAATGGTGTGCGCATTAGGTGGTGTTTCAACGTATTCGTGAAGCAAGTCGTAATCCAAATCACCTGCGACAATGCTCTCAATATCTTTGAGTTTCTTTTCATTTAGTAAACGTGCAAGGTTGGGAACTTCACCGAAAAACACAATCTCAAATTCGAACAACTTACCACTCTGCCAATACAACTTCTTCACTTGAATATGTCCGCTTGCAATAGGTATTGTGTTCACCGTTAGCACCGCGTCAACCTTCTTTCTAAAGTCAAACCACCCGTCAAAATTTACGTTGAAGATAGCACCGAAGAAATCAGTGTTCGTCTTGCTCGCTG